ATGGAATTTATCTACATTACTAAAATCTATCACGTCGCTACCAGTAACACATACATCAAACTTGGTTATTCTGCCGATATGATCCGCCGCTGCAACGAATTGATGCAACACAATCCAGAATTTGTATTCTTAGATTGGAAACTATATAAGCAGTACAATAAAAGTACGGGATATCGTAAAATCGAAACTAAGATTCATCGTAGTAACCGCGATTATTGTGCAAATCTAACGAAGGACGTAATGCCAGATGGTAACACCGAATGTTATCATGCATACGCCGAAAAGTGGTTGGAAGCCGAATTGATGCGTTATAACTTCGAACAAGTATTCTAATATAAATACCCCACTTAAGAAGAGGATTCTAAGATGGGGTATACAATACAGTTGGAGAACGGTACTATAACATTAATAAGTGATGTACCAAATAGACGCATTATCACACAATTTACATGTACTGATATGAGATACTTTATCAGTACAAATAAAGAAATGTCCATATTACGTGGGTAGGATCAAGATGCGGCATCATGTTATTCAAGTAAAGGCGTTTGGTTGATTCCCCAAACATCGGCAGGATTTAAATATTCTGGTAATACTTGTTATCAACGAGAAAGCACAATAAATAGTAAGCTATACAAATTTACTAATGAAACTGGAATCGTAATGCAACCTGGTGTAGGAGTAGATACATCAATATATCGTGATCAATGGAATGGTACTAATATATTATGTGAAAGTGTAATAGTTGATTATGACGGTACTAATTATTGAAATATCAAACAGTATCCTTGTTCTTCGAGAACAGGGATACACATTATCACTGATTAATAACGTTAAGATAGAATGATAAATAGATATGTAATTCAGTTAATACTCAGCGGTATGTTCTGGTGACAGAAATTGATTTCCGACCAATTTCAGGCGTGTTCGATCCACGTATGCCGCTCAAACAATCAAAGGTGTCCAGTGTGGACGCCTTTTTTCATGGAGAAATGAAATGATATATAAACGCCGCATCAAGAATACATTCTATCTATATGAAGTAGAATCTGTACCGAACTGTATTAGCCTATCATGGCTTCACTCATTGCCTACACCACTACGTAGCTATGAGTATCAAGAATTAAAAGGAATGGATGAGTATTCAAAATTCCAAAAACTACTGGTAGATGATTATTTCATTTATATGATATCATTATAGGGTGTTTTTAATGGTCCAGTACTAAATACTCTTGTACTAAACAGGAGAAACAAAAAAATGAAAATCAAAAAAACACATCTATTCACTCAAATCAAATATGATAATGGATTAATGATATCACTATTCGGTAATGACGATACAGTAGTTTATTATCAACATATACGCATACATAAAGGTAATGTAGGGTATGATACTACCTTTGAAAGTATGTATGCCGATGTGATCGAAGAAATGAAGTTAATCTATGATAAATATAATCAGATGACAGATTACGAAGTGATGATACTAGAATCACTCGTAGAATGTTGCTTAACTGATGAGGAAATAGATTATATTATGAAGTCTATAAACATTTATGATGAAGAATTCTAATTATTTTAAAAATCAAATGCAGCGACGCAAGTCGTAGTTAATGATCTTAATAATATAACTAAAGATGCGTCGCTGCTACACAGAAAAATCACACATTTTAGAAAGCATAAATAAGCACATAGCGGATCACATTACACTATACTATCCCAGCGGTGAGTTTAGGTAACAAATCGAGGGTTCCGGCCTTGATCTTGAGAGTTCGATTCTCTTTCACCGCTCAAACAATCAAAGGTGTCCAGTGTGGACGCCTTTTTTCTTTTATAAAAATGAATTTCGATAAAAAACGTGCATATCTATGCATTTTAAGTCAATAAAGTGAATATAATACCCCATTATATATGCATTTAGTGAATGAATATGCACATAAAAACGGGCAAGGGGTTTACCCTATAGAAATTTCAAATAACGCCTATTTCTACGAATTTGGATAAATAAACATGGAATATATAGTTAAACTCAGACACAAAGACGGTTCTACAATCATCACGCCGTACTATAACTATCTACAATATCACGAATGGGGGTACATCAATGCAATACAATTCTGGTGTACTGATAACTATCCCTATGAACTGGAAGTTTATAACTATAATGATGTACTGAAATATAAAATTATTAAGGATAAAAAATGAAAATCAGAAGCGGAAACCGGATTTAAACAAATAATACACAATACAGGAAAGTACAACGGCCTTAAGGTTGCATTCTTCTATGATAGTACAGGTAATGGTACTAAATGGGGTAATGAAGTGTATCTACACTATAACGGTATTCGTATCACTAATGATGGCCTCGAAATATGTGATTTGTATCAACATGCATCACCAGAAAGCCTAATCAATGAATTAAAGCAACTTTATCATAAATACTGTCAGATTAAACCGCATCACTTCATTACTATCGAGGCGTTGATACAGTGCTTTCTAAGTGATGAAGAGATCCTGCATGTACTACAGACACTATGAACAATATCGAATACTTTAAAACTAAGATGGGTTATCTCTACTATGTAACCAATCTTAGTGATTATGACCTACAAATTTTGGCAGTACTTGAACGGTTTATACCCATTCGAAACAATCAAATACATTATAGAAACTATTGATATAGAAGGCAAAAGAGATAATGACTAAAAAAGAACTACTGGAAATGACTAACGGGCTAACGTTAGTATTAAGTGATAGTGTAAATAAACCTTGCGGTGTACTAATGGATGGTGATACTGTTAGTACTAGTGAAGGGGATGAAGGCGATGAACCATATGTATTAGTAATGTGGAATGGTTTTGAGTATACAATCACTTACACTACAAGACTTGAAGATGTACCAGCAATTGAGAGTCATCCCATCTGTCAAGATGACTACTCACAATGGTTGTACGAAATCATAGAGCATTTCGAACGCCTTAAACTAAAAGCACGCTTACATGAATTATTGAGGTAATATATGAAAAAATTAATCGCCGTAGTAGCAATCTTACTTTGTACTAATGCATTCGCTAATACTAATGAGCCTAACAGTGGAGTCATCCCACAAGAGATTATCTATGATGGTAATGGTAAGTTAGTTAATGATAGTGAGAAACTACCAATGACTGGTCAATGGTGTAGTGAACTGGATCATAAGTATCGCCGACCAGGTAACAACTGTTTAGCTGACTACTGATAAGTGAAGCCCGCATATAGCGGGCTTTTTATTATCTGAAAATAATTAAAAAAGGGGGATAAATCCCCCATTATTATTGTACTGCTTTTTCTACATGGTATGCCGCAAAGTGAAACGCCGTAAATGTACCAGATGTAGCATTGTTCTTATGTACTGTACGGTACTTGTTATCGTCACCTTTTACTACTGCACCAACGTACTGACCGTTTACGATAATGTCGGTGATGTTACCACGTACTTCATAAGTTACTGTATTCATTTTTTCAATCCTTAGTGGTATCTCGCTTGTTACACTTACTATAGTACTGGTGCTGTAAAACTACAACTAAAATATTTTACTAATGCACATTGACTGTAGTAACTATCGATCATAGTATAAACAGTGTCATTACGACACGGGAGTTAACACTATGACATTCACTATCACTAAAGAACATGTACTATTAGTTGTTCTTATCACACTGTATCTAATTGTAGGGAGTATTGATAATGTTTGAAGGTATATCTACTAATCTCATAGTTGAAGCATCGAAACTGAATTTTAATGTACTAGAGATTTATGATAAGGAGAATGATCAAGTATCGGTAGCTTTCAAATCACTTACCAGTACTTTTACATTTTTTATGCTACAAGACAAAACCTTTCGGTTCGATCTCAATGGTGAGATTTTCATTAGTGAAGGTGAGATTATCGATTTTTTAAAGGAGGAATCATTATGATTTTTAATGATATTCCAACTCTACTTGATTTGATTTTTGCCGTAATCATCACGCCTGTTATTTTGTTATTAGTGTGGTTATAATAAGGAAATTGAAATCAATACTGTAGAAAAGAATCTCAGTACTTTTATCTAATGGTGGTTCTCTTACTATGCATCTTGTTTGTATCTCAGGTGGTTTGATAACCGAAATCTACGATGACCGTAACCGCAAAGTTGGTGCGGTCACTATGTCTAAACATCCCCGCCATGTTAATAAACCTTTCAGTGACGGTAAGACATGGCATTCTACATATAATGAGGCGTTGCTTTCCTTAATTACCAGGAAACGTATTAGTATTAATCTATGAAAGATAATTTGCATTTACTAAATGTACTATATATTGATATAGTTAGAAAATTACCAAGCGAGATGTTAGTAGGTAAATTTGGGTTAAGTGCTGATATGATCCATGCTATAAAGGATATTTCACCTGAAAACCTAACGAAGCTAACAGATTGTGCACAATTGTTACTTAAACCAAACGAGGCTGTACTATGTCAAGCATTAGAAGCATTACATCGAAAATGATCTCGACAGTGTTACATGATGACTTTCATATCGGAATGTTAACCGCCGATGCTGCCGGACGCAATGCACTGGCAAAAGTCACAGAAAAAGACGTAGATATACTGATAAGCCGCCTGGAAGATATAAAAGAGTATATATCTACCATTCATTCCGAAAGAATTAAAGAAGCACAGAAGCTCTTAGAATCGGCATTAAAAGAATCTACTACTTTTGATAGTGTAGAAGAACTGTTAGCTACATTACAGGCAGATACAACAGTACCAGCACCTAAGACAAAACAGCTTAAGCCGAACGGTAATAGGATCTTCGAAGTTGTTATTGTCGATGCAAAGAACGATGAACGCCGCCGCTACAATGTGATCAACAAGAAGTTACCAGCAGCATTGCTTAAGGATACAGTTTATCAACAGTTGATTAAAAAGAATCCCGAACTGGCAGACGTAGACGAGTTTTTACGAGCCTATAGCGAAGAGTACCGCACTACTTACCCCATCAATGCTAAATGGAATGGTAAAGAATTTCACCTAAATACTAAAGGTAAAATGAATTCTAAAGCACAGGAATACTACGCCGAGTATAAGAAGGAATTCCCCAAAAATGCCGATGAGCAAGATTTTAAAGAGTATGTAACTAAATCATACAAAGTTGTATAAATGATAATAATTAATGAAGCGTCACAACGACGCTTCATATAAGGATAAACAATGTTAGAAAGATATATGTATAAAAGATTATGTATTATGGTAACTGATGATAAGGTATTTGTAATGCGGTGAATCATTCAATGAAGATACAATAAAAAGTATTGATACCGAACTGATTAAAGTACTTCCACAATATCTAACCAACTTCCCCCCATCGTTACATTCTTCTATAATAAAATCCTTCCTGGATAGTACAATAAATATGAGGTGAACTTATGATCGAAGTAGTAATGCAATTCGTTAAACGGTACAACTGTAATTGATAGTAATGGTTTAAGAGGATATGAATATAGTCGCCATGACTATGATGATATTATAGATATACACATCCGCATTAACTCCCCGCACTATATCGATATTCATATTGGTAAGGACTATTTTGTACTGAAACATAAGTACATCACATATAACTATCATAATAATACTGTAAAGATTGGCTCTACTAATTATAGTGCAATCAATTACAGTGGATATGAAAAGAGTAAAGTACAACAACTAAAAGAACTGGTTAACGAGATAGTCGAATACAATAGTATATACGGATATAGGTTAGTACATTTGATTAGTGAGTTTATTCACAGAGATAATGAAGCATATAAATAATACACCAACAACAACATAAGGATATATAATTATGAAAGATATTTTCACTGGTAATACATTAACTGTAGAAGTAGATGGTAAAGAAGTTAAAGAGATTACACAATGGGCTAACCCCATTACCACAGTATCCACTGATGGTATTGTCTGTACTGAATTAGATCTAACTATTAACTACACAGAAGACAACTTTCTCGATTATTATCTATTCAATAATGAACTATTCAAACTATCTATTAAAGGGAATAACAAAGAACAATATATTCATGAAGGATATTTTAAAATCGTAAGACGTGAAGTGTTAGGTGATAAGGACACGGTGGTGCTAGTGCAATACCGTCTAGAGTCATACCATCCTGTTTATCCATTTGGTTCATAACTGATGGCATACCTACCCCCCACCCCCCCAGGGGGGTAAGGTGTCTGTACTATAGAATAAAATAAAAAAATTATTTAAATTATTTTTAAAATATCTTAAAAAAAATATTGACTTTAGGTTCCCCTTGTGATATGCAAATACCTGGAGTTTCCGCCGCGATCTCTTTTTTTTATATAAAAAATAATCAAAGTTTAACAAACAATTAAAAGGTAAAAACTATCATGATGTTAAAAGATTTAGTACTGATATATGGATATGACATGTCTGTTATTAGTCGTTGGCAAACGGAAGGATTAGACCTATCCGCACCAGATGCCGATGTTTTTAAGTGGGTAGTTGAGAATAAAATTACACCACTGCGTAAGAGTGACCCAGCACTGAAAAGTGAAAAACTACGCGAAGAAATCCGACTCACTAAAGCCCGTGCGGACCAACAAGAAATTGAAACTAAACTGACCATTGGTGAAGTAGTTTATGTAAATGAAGTAGCTGATGAACTGGCTGCATATTGTTCACGTATACGTCAATCATTCCGTACTCTACCAGTACAGGCATATATGGAACTATCAAAGGTTGGTGATGATGGCATGGCTATTAAAAACAAACTACAAGAATATATAGATGATAAATTATTAGAACTAGGTGATTTCAAATATGAAGAAAGATTTAAAGACGAAACTAACGAAGATATTCAGTCAGGCGAATCAGGCGATAATTCCACCTCGCAAGATCCTTCCAAGTGAATGGACCGAAGAGAACATTAAATTCGTGTCGGGGCCAATGAATGGGAGTCCTGTACGCTTGTTTCCCTTTCAGCGTGAACCCCTCGATATAATTGTAAATCCAAGCATTCGTAAAACTGTATTTGTTTCTAGTGCTCAGATCCTCAAGACTTCAATACTGACATATGCATCTTACTATCTGATGCATAATAACCCATCAAATATGTTACATGCTTCAATCACTGGTGAGATGAAGAAGAAATATAAAACGGGTGTATTTGAACAAGGTATCAAACAGTGTCCAGTACTGGAAAACTTAGTGACACGTAAGACCGACAAGAACGCCGTGAACGACCAGAACCAGATCGAGATGAAAGATGGTACTATGATTTACTTTGCCTCGTTAGGTGCACCAGCTACGCTACGTAGTGTCACTACAAAGTATCTATTCCTCGATGAGATATCGGGTGCAGTAGAAACTGATGAGGGAGATCCGATTGCACTAGCTAATCAGCGTCGGTGCATCGTTTGCCGATAGTCTGATTATGAGTGCATCAACGCCAGTACATCCAACTGACCCCGTAATGGTCGAATGGTCTAAGAGTGATCAGCGTAAGTATTTTGTACCTTGTCCGCACTGTAATCATGAACATGAAATTGTATGGGCTAACGTTCGCTTCACCTGGACTGTAGATCCTAAGAACGGTAAGAAGATTGCAGTATCGAAGGGTGCAAAGTTATATTGTCCTAAGTGTGATAAACCATTCACCGAAGCACAACGCCATACTGCCGTAGCTAATGGTCGTTGGATTGCGACACGTCCCGAAGTAACAGACTATGCAGGCTTTCATATATCACGTCTTTATAGTCCACTAACTACTATCGAAAAGATTGTACAAGATTTTAGTGATAGTTTTGCAAACTTTGACCTTCAAACTTTTTATAATACATCATTACGGTTTACCATATGAAGATGAAGCAAATAAACAAATCGATTTAACTATTTTAGAGAACCTAAGAGATTTTGATTTTGATATTAAAAATATCCCCGATGATGTTATCCGGAATTTTCACAGGCAGCGATCAACAATTAGATAGGATCGAGACTACTACATTAGGTATTACTGACAATAAGAAGAAGGTTTATGTATTAGATCATCGTATATTCAGTGCCGTAGATACTACTAAAGTAGAATCACCAGCATATGAAGAATTGGCACGTTATCTAAAGTATCCATTCAAGACTGTATCAGGTAAGCCATTACGTAATTTTGGTAACTTCATAGACTCAGGTAACGGTAACGCTACACATACAATCTATCGTATCTGTAATAAGTACAATGCATATGGCGAGAAACTACTAAGACCAATTAAAGGTAATGGTACACAGGAATTATTCAAGAAAAGTAAAGCTGGTGGTAAAGAGTTAATCATACTTAATAGTTGTGAAAGTAAAAATACAATTATGAAGTTAGTACAACAAGCAATACATGATGAAGCTGGAACATTCGGTACTAATATCTATTTCAGTGGTAATCTACCCGACGATTATTTCATTCAGTTGACCAGTGAGAAACGAGTATTCAAAGGTGGTCGCTATGTATGGGAGAAAAAGAGTAAGAGCAATCTAGACCGTAACGAAATGTTAGATTGTCTTGCGTATGCTTTAGTAGCAATTGAGTGGCGTTTAAGTACATTAGGTAATAATCCATTTGCCGAACTACGTATATATGATGCCAACCAACGTAAAAAGATTGAAGATAAAAAAGATATAGATACTTCAGAAGTAAATATAGATGAAGATAAATATATAGAACAACCAGTACAGAGACGTAAAAAGTTTGGTTTTGCTCAAACTAAGAGTACTGGTAAGAACTATTTCAAACGTTAAGGAAATATATATGACAATAGAGAACAAAGTAGATTTTTCACAAGATATCTACATTGGTGATAATATTGTACCTACTTTCGGTGACGGTTCATCTATTGAAATCATTAGTAGTAAGGGCAACAAATATAATTATTCGTTCCCTTACTCACCTATTGATACTTCTAGCTGGCCTCAAGGAATGTATACAGTTATTATTACTGATAAGACACGTAGTGTTAAACAGTTTAATGTGATTGATCCACTAGAAGCAGCGAGTACTTATAACCAGATTATTGATATTATTAAAGATATTGATAATGTAATTGATGCCCGTCTACAGAATGGTGGTGTATATCAGACTTCGATTAATAATAAATCACTAATGAGTGAAACACTTGCACAGTTATATGCAATGCGTGCAAATTATATGAAACGTGCAAATACCGAACTAGCAAAAATGAAGAATGCAACGCCGGATAATCCTATCAAGTCTATTACTTTTTTTAATCGAGGTAGAAAATAATGTGGAATCCATTTAAGAAAAATAAAGAAGTTGCCATTAAAGTACAGCCTCCTAAACCAGTACAGGTACGTGATAAGTTAATCAATAACGGTACTATGAAGCGTGAACTAAATGCTATCCGTACTAGTAGTGCAGTACGTAGTGCTTTAGGTCTAGGTGCATCATATACTGGCTTAGATATTAATGCCGTAATTAACCAACAGCTTCCAGCACTGATGATCGAAAGTCGTGATTTGGCACTTAATAACCCAATTGCTAAAAAGTATTTTACCGAAAGTGCGAATGCCGTAGCAGGTAGTGAAGGTCTATATCTACGCCCAGACTTACATCTATTTGAAAATGAGCAAGATAATATTGATATGTCACAAAAACTTGAAGAACGTTTTTATGCATGGTCTGAAAATCCCGAAGTATTTGATGTACGTGGTGAACTAGATTTCAGTACTTTCCAAAATTTACTTGAATTAGAACGCTCAATCAATGGTGAAGCCTTTGTACGTATTCATACTATCAATGGTCAACTACGTATTGAACTAATTGAAGCAGTACGTGTACCAGTTAATAATAATCAATTCTTTGATGATGGTCGTTATGTTAGTAATCGGTATCGAATTTAATCAATTTGGTAAACCGATTGCATATTATTTCATGCATAAGAATCCATTAAACTATACTTACGATTATGCACTACCAGAGCGTGTACCAGCAGATGAAGTACTGCATTATTTCGTACCACAGTTTGCAAATCAGCAACGTGGTCTACCTGATATTATCCATACTAAAGATTTGCTTAAAGAATTGGATAGTTTCCTAGAGGCTTCATTAGTTACTAAGAAAATTGGTTCGGCGTTCATGGGCTTTATCGAAAATGACGTATCTAATAGTGATGATACCGATATTAATGCAACTCCTGGTACTCAATTCTTCGAAACTGAAGTGATGGAACCTGGTGCAATTGTCGAACTACAACCAGGTCAACGTGTAAAAGACCTAAAACCTAGTGCTGCAACTGATGGTATTAGTGAATATGTAGATCAACAAATGACCCTAATTAGTATGGGATTAGGTATTACTAAGCAAACTTTAACAGGTGATACATCTAATGCTTCCTATAGTGCCGCTCGTTTGAGTGAGAAGATTCAGCAAAATACATTTCAAGTACGTACTAACCAACTAAAAGTAAAAGTATTAAAACCACTTTATAAGTTATGGATGCGTTTAGAATTACTAAATAATGGTGATTCATTAGGGTTACGTTTTAGTGATTTTGACAAACTATTATCAGTACAGATTTACGGTCAACGTAAAATCAGTTTAGACCCATTGAAAGATGCCCAATATGAAATTCTTATGCTACAAAATGGTCTTAAGAGCAAGGCAGAAATTATTGCCGAGACCCGGCCGTGACCCTGCCGTTGTATTATTACAGGTTGAAAAGGAAAAACAACAAAACAAGGAAGTAAATATAGATGAGCAATCAAATAAAACTGGAAGCGATGAAACAGACGCGTGAAATTAATATTCAAAGTATTAATAATTCTATTGATGATGATTCACGCGTAGTAGAAATTGCCTTTATGTCAGAGCAACCCGTAGAACGTGAAATCAATGGACAAATCTACAATGAAATTCTTGTTACTACTCCTGATAGCGTAGACCTTACTCGACTAAATACAGGTGCACCACTCCTATATAATCACAATATGGATTGGTTAATCGGTGTAGTCGAGAATGCTAGAATTGATTCAGACCGCGTAGGACGTGCAAGCGTCCGTTTTAGTGCTACTGAATTTGCAGATCAGAAGTATCAACAAGTAAAAGAAGGCGTACTAACTAAAGTATCTTTTGGTTATAACATTCGTGATTATTATTTTGAAGGTAATAATCTAATGGTAACTAAGATAGAACCATATGAATTAAGTATGGTTAGTTGTCCTGCCGACAATAAAGTAGGTGTTGGTCGAAGCATAAATAAAAATAGTGAACAACTTAAGGAAATTGTCATGGACGAAGAAAATAAAGTTGAACGCGAAGAAGTTGAAGCAGTAGAAACTGAAGAAAAAGCGGTTGAAGTTGAAGAAACAGAAGTGCGTGAAATTGAATCTGAATCTAAAGAAGATGAAGAAAAAGAAGAACTACCAGAAGAACGCGAACTAGAAGAAGCTAAACGCTCACTTGATAAAGCTCGTCGTAAAATGGAAGTTGAAAAAGAACTAAATAACATTAATGCAGAATTGAAAGCAATTGAAGATGCTAAAGCTGAAGAATTGAATCAATCCCGTATTCGTGAAATTGAAAGTATTGCTAAAGTTTTTAATATTGACAGTACTGAAGCAATAAATAATAACGTAAGCGTCGAAGATTTTAAACGTGAAATCGAGACACAAAAACATAATAAACTTAATATTAAGGAAGACAAAATGACTCAACAAGTCCGTACTATCGAAGCACTAGCTAAAGCAATTAAAGGTGATAAATCCGCTCTAGAAAATCTAGAACAAGGTCAACGTGGTTTTACCCTACAAGCTGGTGAACTAGCACAAGCTCGTGCAAATACCACTACTGTTACCGCAGCAGGTGCAATTCAAACTAACTATGCAGATGATTTTATCCAACCACTACTTCCAGATTCAATCCTAGGTCGTATGGGTGTTAAAGTTTATTCTGGTATGAATAACCGTGAATTTACTATTCCACGTCTAACTGGTATCGCTTCTAAAGCATCCTTCAAATTCTATGAAGAAGGTCAAGCGATTGAAGAATCCGTTGCATCTTTCGATCAAATCGTTATGCGTCCAAAACTATTTGCTGGTTCAATTCCACTAACCCGTAGCCTAATCCTATCTAGTCCTAATATCGAACGTTACATCACCGATGTTCTACTAGAAAACGTAGCTGTTTCTCTAGAAAAAGCAGTAGTTGACGTTGTTGAAGCACAAGCTACTAAAGTAGAAACCGCAGCTTCCGGTGTTATCGCAGATTCCGATATCGAAGCAGCATTTGCAAAACTACTAACTGCTAACGTTAAATCCCGTGATTGTATCGCTATCGTTAGTCCAGTAACCTACGCTAAATTGCGTCAGACTCCATTCCTATCGAATACTAGCCGGAATTGCACTAGCTGAAGGTATGCGTTTTGCTGATACTCAATGGTTGCTAGATGAAATGCCATTGCACGTCAGCACTATGGTAGCTGATGATACTATCCTAATGGGTGATTTTAGCTTTGTTACTATCGCAAACTGGGTAGGATCTTCTGTAGATTACGATGATACGACATATCGTTCTAGTTTAGGCGTAGTAATCCGTAACTATCATTACCTAGATGTAGTTCAAACTCATCCAGAAGCAGTAGTCCAACTATCTATTAAGGCGTAATAAACTATGAGAGCATTCACTATTAACCAATCACAGGTTTTTTTGGATGCTTTCGGTCAAAGTATAATTTTAGAAGGCGGGGTGACGTTTGATGCTATAGTCGAGCGTCGCCCCGTTGTCGTTGAATCGTCTGATGGATTAGTTGAACGGCTTCGAATTATATTTTACCGCAAGGCGTGATCCAAATATAACCATAGGCTCGCATATATTCTTAGTACTGGATGATCCAGAAGCAACGGTACTACCACTACTTTATAATTTGTATGTAGTTTATAACATCGAAGATGATTTATCGGGTATGGTAAACTATTACTTCAGAAAGGAATATTAATTATGAAACTCATAGAACAAGTAAAGAAATCAGTACTGAAAGTTATTAATGATATTAGTCCTGTTACAGATCGTAAAACTGTAGGCGTAGGTAGTAGTATTTTTCAAATGGTGTCTTTTGTCTATAATCTAGAAAGTGCTAATTATAGTGGTAATTCTCGTTTACGTGGTAACTTCACTATCGATTTTCTAATGGTTCCCCCACCTGGTACTACGGCAACTATTGGATATGATGAAGTTGTAACACAATTTCAAAATACATATTCGCCAATATTCAAAGATGCAGGTATTAACGTTCTATGGGTTAATTATGAAAATGCATCTTCTAATGAGGACAAAACAATGGGCGGTGTTAGTACCTTATTGTTTAGACTAAATATTGAAGCAATAGAAAAACGACAATAAGGATTTTATTATGGCATATGATATTTTTAGTGGTAATAATGTACGCGTGTTTTATAACAGCGATACATCTAATACTGCGACCGCTTCAACCGGAAACGTTGAAATCGATGAATTGGCTTCTTTCCCTACTTTCAGTACTAGTAATGACGTATCAAAAATTGAAGTATATGATAATGAATATAGTGAATCAATGGCTGGTCAGATTACTATTGATCCCGTAGATATTACTGTTAATTATCTACCTGATTCAAAATCACATCAATTCTTAGATAATAAAGTTGATACTCAAGAAGAATTCCAGATTACAGTACACTACGTTGATGAAGGTGGTAATATTGAAATCGTTATTCTAAATGGTACATTGGCATCACGTAATATTAGTGGTGATAAAGATGCAGTAGTAACTGCTTCATATCAATTCATTCCACAAGCTATTGTAGCAGTTGGTTCCCGTACTTCTCCAAATGTATTATATCGTGGGGATTATGGTGTAGGTAGTGATGGTAGTACTGACTTCCCCCAATATTCGGCAACCAATCCAGGTGGTAATAGCTTTATTAAAATGCCAGCTTCCAGTACTGGTAACCCAGCAGGGGTAGATATATATGGTATTGGTTTAGTAGATGCAGGTAATACATCAAAACTACTAATGACAGAAACAGGTGAACTACGCCTATACGCACAGAATCAGACTTCAGGATGGCAACGTATCTATACTGGTAATGAAATGGATAGTCGCTATCTAAATGCAGCCGATAACCTATCTGATTTAACTGATAAGGCGGCAGCACGTAATAACCTAGTAGTATATGGTAAAGATCAAACATTAAACAAAGATGAAGCAGCAATTGCAGCAGGATACGGTACTAACCTTAGTATTATCACTATTGCAGATCTAAATGCTACTCCACAGCAAAAAGGCTTCTTGCGTATTCTTAATAATACTCCAGGTAACACTACTGGTATCACTGCTTCTGGTTTTATTTCACATACTGACGGTAGTAACTCTTATAGTGGTTTGTTCATCCAGTCTGATGGTAATCGTGTATTTGCTGGTGGTCGTAATCCAACATCAAATAGTGGTCTATGGCAATTCCACGAAATTCCAATTATGGATCGTGAAAATACATGGGCTAAAACGCAATCATTTACATATGCAAACTTTAAGAGTTCGGCAGCTAATCCACTTAGAATTGAAAGTGCTAACCCTACTATTATGTTTGCCGAAACAGATGCAGATAGTACACAATATGTAATTGTAAATGATAAGACATCTTTCCGTATTCATGAAAGTACAACAGCAGGTCCAAATGTACTAGATTATGATAGTACACGTAAGAATGTAAAAATGCCAGAGTTGATATTGACTAAAGCTCTTGCAATTAGTGAAGGTGGTACAGGTGGTAATAGTGGGCCGTCAGCACGTACTGCATTATCTGTAATGTATGAGAACAAAAATACATTAACTACCGATAATTTAAATAACCTAACTGGTACTAAATCTGGTTTTTATATGCAAGCTACTAGTGCTAACGCATTATTAGATCGTAATTATCCTACACAGACTGCCGGATGTTTACAAGTATATCAAACTGGTGCAAATGGTATTGAAGGTTGTGTACAAACTTATATGGTTCATAATGGATCTCGTAGTTGGACGCGTGTATATAATAACGGTTCATGGACTACATGGATTGAAAATTATAATACTAATAGTGTTATTGGTTTTTCAAATGGCGGTACTGGTGCAACTACACTCAATGGTGCAAGAGCTAATTTAAGTGTTGATCGTATGATGCAGTTTGCAGCAGCAGGTGAAACAAATATTACATCTGGTAATTATAATATTCGTCTATTTGTGAAAGATAATGGTCAGTGGGGAGTTTGGGATAGTCCAAATAATAAAAACGTCGCTCTTGCAATTGCAAATGGTGGTACTGGTGCATTAGATCTAAATACCGCACGTGGCAATTTACAAGCAGTATGGAAAAATCCTACAGGATTGAGTACAGAAGACTTGAATACAATTGATAGTTCAAAGGCTGGTGTACACTTCCAACCAACTAACGCTAACGCAACTACAGCTAATAACTATCCAATAGCAAGGGCGGGTGCTTTAACAGTTTATCAAACATTATCAGGTGCAGGTGCTAATAATGCATGTGTACAGGAATATATGACGTTTGATACTAAACAGAAATTTATTCGTTCTAAAACTGATACAGCTTGGACTGCATGGGAAGAAATCATTACTACTAAATCAGTATTGAGTATTGCAAATGGCGGTACTGGAAGTAATACAATTGCAGGTGCTAAAACCAATCTACAATTATCACGTTTTGATCGTAGTCGTGATGATCTAACAACTATATATTCAACAGATAATAAATCTGGTTATAAGTTGGTAGTACGCTCAGATGGCTATTGGCGGTGTTATGACCGAAGATGGTGCAACTACTAAAGGCTTATCAATTGACATGGGCGGTACTGGTGCAGTTAACGTAGCTGAAGCACGTAAAAACTTAGGTTTAGGTACATCCGATAATGTGTCTTTCGGTACTGTAAAATGTGAAAGTAATTGGCCTGGTATTATTTTGAGAACAAGTCAAGAAGCAGTAACTGATGACACGTTAGGTAAAAACATTATCATTGAGAATAATAAATCTGATAGTTTGAATATGTTCTTCCAAAATGGTATTGATCAAACTAATCGACGTCAGGTATGGTTCTCTAAACCGCTAACATCACAGATTCATTATGTTTCATATAATGGTGGACTTGCACCAGATGGTAACAGTGTAGTTGGTGTATCTGGTAATGACTTTAATACAGTACCGCAAGGTTGGCGTGCAGTGTCTGGTCAATGGGTTAACAGTCCACAGGGCGGTGCAACTTCAACTAATGCTTATGGTTCATTGTTTACTCAAGCTACTAGTGGATTACAACAAGGTGATGCTAAAAATATTGGTTCCAATGGTACATGGTATCAACAACGTTTTTATGATACTACTGGTAATATATATTCTCGTTATCAAACTAACGCCGCGGCGTGGTCTGATTGGGTTAAGTTAACATCTTCTTCAGTATCTGATAGAAATGCAAAAACAATTGGTGATAATTTAGATACATCAATTGCACTTGATAATATCAATAAGATGGAATTTGTTAATTTTACATTCAATAAAGATGAGAAGAATCGTCCACGTCGTGGTGTAATCAGCCAACAGATTCAAGAAATTGATCCAGAGTATGTAATGCATGTTGGTAATCTATTACATCTAGATGAAACACCAATGATGTTAGATGGTTTGGCGGCAATTCAAGAACTATCTAAACGCAATGATGTATTAGAATCTGATAATGCAACTTTGAAGGAATCAATTGAAGTTTTAACTACTGATAATGATACTTTGAAAGAAGAAGTATCAGTACTAAATACTAAGTTGGAAGATCAACAGAAACAAATTGATGAATTAATGGCAGTTGTACAAAGTCTATTACCAAATCAATAAATAAATATACATGGGTACATGATGTATACGTACCCGTTTTACTTAATAACTTAAATCTATATAAGGAAATAAAAAATGGCATTTGATATTTTTGCACGGTAGCGATGTTACCGTTGAAGTTGGCACATATACCGCAGGTTCTACCACTCCTGCAACTGATTTCGAAATTATCCCAGAACTAGGTGCATTCCCAACTATGGGTGCAGAAAGCGTAGTAATCGATGTAGTTACTTTTAATAGTGCTTATAACCGTAAACTACTTGGTACTAAATCAGTTCCAGATATCCCACTAACTGTAAACTATCTACCAGATAACGCAGTACATACTAAACTACTAGCACTAGCTGAAGATCAAAAACGTGCACAGTTTAAGATCACTTATTACACCGACGGTACTCATGACGAAGGATACTATGCAATCTATAATGCATTTATTTCTTCTTCTACTACTGGTGGTGATAAAGATGCAGTAGTTACCCGTGAATTCGTCCTCGCTGTAGATGGCGGTCCACTAGCTACTGGTATTGTACAATAATTATAAATACTTTTACTTAGGGGGATCTATTCCCCCGTTTCACTATAAGGAATTAATCAAATGAATATTGATATGTTACGTAAGGCACTCAGTCCTAAACTAGTAAAAATTGAAGTTGAAGGAATGGAACTATATATCCACAGACCTACCCTAAAGACTACCCCCGAATGTACATCTATCGAGAAAGTATTAGTACATTGTGTCAAAGATGAAAATGGTAATCCCGTATTCTCTGATTCAGGTCTAATTGATCTTATTGATGTTAATGATATTGATAAATTGTTTGCCGAACAAATTTATATGAAGGTTCTAGGATTAATTACTGTAGATGATGCAATAGACAGTACTGAAAAAAAATAAGAACGGATCATCAACTGCGTTTTACTCTGAAAATGATACATAAACGCGGTTTATCCCTCGATGATATTAATAATATAGATCCCGACTTATTCGAAGCATTGTTAGTATATGATACTTTGATTGAGCCGAACGGGGCTAGAATTGAAATGATCAAATATGCCAACCTTTGCCATACTTTACTTTTGACATCTCAGAGTCTATCTAAGGAAGGTCGCAATAAAGCAAAACTTAGTGATTGGGATTTTCTTGATATTATCGGTGATGATTCGTTAACTGCTAGGGAAAAAGTAGAGAAACGAAAAGAACAAGAAATGTTAAATCATAAAGAATCCGTTAAACGAATGGGTGAAATGATTAAACAGCAGGTTCTAAAAGACAAGGAAAAGCAAAAAAATGGCAAGAAATAAAAAGAATTCAGTAGGGATCACATTAGATGCAGATACTACTGGATTTACTAAAGGTGTAAACGAAGCCCAAAGTAAATTAGAAAGTTTTGGTAAGCAGGCTGGCGGGATGGCTTCCGGTCCCCTTAATAGTTTTGCTGGTGGTGTAGGTAGACTTGCATCACCTATTGGTGCGGCAACAGTTGCAGTAGGTGGTTTAGTAGCAGTGATGGATAATCTATCATCTGCGTCAGCTAAAGCATTTGAAGTATTTCAATCGGCATCACTTAGTCAGATGTCAATTAAACAAGTACAACAGATGGCTAAAATGTATCAAGAAGTAGGTTTGACTATGGAACAAATTGCAGACCAGCAGAAAGATATTAAGGATCGCTTAGGAGATGCATTAACTAATCAGGCTGGTTCGATGTTCACTGATGTTATTCAGCCATTGAAATTGAATATATTCGAATTACAAAAAATGGCAGATGCAGGTGAAGATGTATATGCAAAAATATACTTCGCAGCAAAGGCACAAGGTTTAAGTACATCCCAAATTGTTAACATGTTTGAAACGATGGGTAACGACGCAACTAAACGTTTAACAGTACTGAAAGATTTTAATAGTGAACAGGAATACCAAAATAAACTCGGTAAGCAGGTAGTAGAATTAACTGATGAACAAAGTGATGCATTCAGACGTTATAAAAAAGAAACTGATGAGATGGCCTCAGCTTGGGAAAAATGGAAGAATAACCAATTAGCACCAATAGCCGCATCACTAGCAGGTATTCTAAAAACTATTAATGAGATTAACTCAATTCAACCAGATACACCAAATCTATTAAACGTACCTGATAAAGCGGAAGATATTAGAAATTCACATAGACGTAGATTAATCAATGCAAAGATTAATAGTGGTAAAACACTATCGGCAGATGATCAAGCATTCTATGATGCTAATATGGACCCCAATAAAAAAGTTACTAAAAAGGAAGAAGCTAAACCAGCTATTCCAGTTGGTTCATCTCAGGAAGTATTGAATAAAGGCTTACTTCAATTCCAAAGTGAAAAGCAGAAGATTATTAATGAAACCGCATTAGCTAAATCTCAATATGAACAATTAAAATCTGAAATTGGTAAATCACTTGATACTGCATATGGTGGTGATAAGTCTAAACAGGCAGAGGCATATAAACAATTAGACGAAGGTTACAAAGAGCGTTTAGAACAGATTAATAAGTCAACTACTACGGCATCAAATAAACGCAATAAAGATGCAGAATCAGCCGCCCGAAAAGCAGAAGCAGCAGCGAAGAAACATAATGATGAACTATTGAAAGCCCAGGAAAAATGGGAAAAATCAATGAGTGAATTAGCTTCCAGTACTGCCGATTATCGCATCAAACAACATGATCGCCAGATGGCAGAATTGAAGAAATCTATTCAAGAAAGCGGTAAAGCACTTGGTAAATCAGTTGATGAAATTAATGCTAAAGTGAAAGAAGCTGAAGCTACTGCTAATCGTATCCGTGGTGAAATGTATAATTCAGCTATTGGTTATGAAGATCCAAATAAAGATTTAAAAGATGTCACTGGTGCTATTGGTGATTTTGGTAGTCTTAATCAGGATCAAAGCACTTTCTTACAAAATGCTCAAGATGACCGTTTAGGATTCAGTGCTAATCCATTTATGGTAGATAAAACCGAACAACTTAGACAGGAATTAGAGCAACGCAAGAAACTAGAACTAGAATTAAATGATGCATTAGTACAAAGCACCGAAGAACGCGTAAAACGTCAAGCTGCAATTGAAGCCCAATTTAATACGGCAGAAATGGCATTAATGCAACAGAACACACAAGCAAAACTAACAATGATTGGTGGTATGGCTGGTGATGTTGGTAGTATTCTTTCGGGTGTTCTAGGTGAAAGTAATGCAGCTTCTAAAGCAGCTTTTGCAGTACAGAAAGGTATTGCAATGGCCCAAATCATGATGAACATGCAAGTAGCACTATCACAAGCTCTAGCTACTCCATTCCCTGCAAGTATCGCGGCATATGCTCAAATTCTTTCTATGGGTGCACAACTTGTCAGTACTGCCAAAGGTACAAACATTCAAGGACAAGCCCACAGTGGAATCGAAGAAGTTCCAGGATCATTAGGCAAGGATAGTACATGGATTCTACAAGCTGGTGAACGTGTAGTATCCCGTGGTCAGAATAAGCAGTTGCAACAATTCTTAGATAATCAAGATTCATCCAGTACTGGCGGTGGTGATATCACAGTTAACGCCCCACTAATCGTACAAGGTGATGTATCTGGTGATGATAAGAAGTTTCAAGAAATGCTCAAGAAACACAGTCAAAGTGTCAATCAGGCTGTTAGAGACGCACAAAAACGTACATCTTAATTATAAAGGCTGCCTTATGGTGGCCTTTATTACTAATAAATACTTTAAACTTATAAGAGGTTATTTTATGGCTATTACATTTTCAACAGGTATTAAAGTATCAGATTTTACTTTAATCGACAAAGCACCACAATATTCAAATACTACTTGGACTGGTGCACTCATTCAGCGTAGTACAGGTGTACAATGGTTCGAATATCAATTTGCACTAAATTTCAATCCATCCGATTTACTAGAAGTACAATCATTCATTGCACAATATCAACAAGGTAAAGCCTTTGAAATGTCAATGGGCCATCTATCACAGTACAGAGGTAAGCAAACTGGTGCACTGGCTGTTAAGACAGCAGTATCCCGTGGTATCTACAAATTTCAAACTACGGCAACTAATAAATTAGAAATAGGTTCTTTGATTCAATTCCGCAATCATAAGAAACTATACAAGGTAATTGCAAATGACGGTACTAACGTTTCTATCTTCCCTGCATTACAGGCAAATATTCAAGCCAATGAAGCTGTACAGTACAATGCATTGTTAATCGAAGGAACACTACTACCAGATAATGAATATCAAATTACCAGTACTAATATCATGAAAGTACAATTTAAGTGCAAAGAGGTAGTAAGATGATCACCGATGATATTCTATCAAATAAAGATTTAGTTGATTACTTTAATCTATGCCGTGGTACATCTAAGACTAAATTGACAGTTACCGATCTATTCTCAATTGGTGTACATGTACGTTGTTTTGATGTTCTACCAACTTCGATTGATCCTATCTTTTTCAATGATGGACTAATTGACCTTAATATAGCTGGTAAGAATTATGTTGCATTCCCCGACCTAGTTACTGACTCACTACCTTCATTCAGTGAAGAAAAACAAATTGCAAATACTTCTGTTACATTTAAAGTAAGTAATGTAAATCAGTCCATGTATATTTTAGCAATGGGTGGTGCATTCAAAGATGCAAAGGTAAATATCTATGTGACCATTCTTAATCCGGCAACTGGTGCAGTACTGCTAAATGATTTGATGTACAGTGGATTCATTGATTATTGTGAAACTACAATTAACCCAATGGACCAGAAAAACGAAATGACAGTAAATGTAAATAGTGTATATAAACAATTAGATCTACAGACACGTACTATTGCAGCTAATGCCGTATATCAAAGTTATTATCCTGGTGATGCATATGTATCATTACTTGGTGTAGTTAATAGTGGTCAAACGTGGAAATACAAATAAGGAAATAATATGGATTTATACGATATTTGCAGTACTGCATTGAATACGCCATATGAGATGGGTAGCAATGATTGCAATATCCTGTGTTTAAGAGTTTTAGATCTACGTGCTGGTACTGATTGGGCTAATGTTGCTCAATACAGTACAGTACTAGAAGGTTATAAACAACTCAAAGATTTAGGATATAACAGTACACAAGAAATTATTTTAGAATATGCCGATGAAGTAGAATTTATTATTGATGGCGATATTTGGCTAGATGAAGAAAATCCCTTACTAATGGGTGTAGTGTTTAGCGACCGTCTACTAGGTGTAGATGAAGATCATACAAAGTTTAATTTAATTCCATATAAAGATGGAAAATACTATAGAGTGAGGAAATCATAATGGGCGGCAAAGGCGGCGGTTTTTTTAGTGCGATTATAACGGCGGTAGCTGTATTTGCGGCAGCATGGACTGGTGGGGCAAGTTTATATGTAGCGGCAGCATGGGGTGCAGCAGCGGGTGCACTTACTTTCATTGCATCAAGTCAATTAACGGCACTTGGGGTAACTGGTTATGATGATGCAGCTACTAGTATAAGTAGAAGTACATCACCAGTAAGCGGTATTCCAGTTCTATTAGGACGGTGAACTACCACATAAAGATAGTTCAAAGAGTGGTTCATTTATGATGTGTGGTAGTATCATTCCGTGGTGGAATATCAAGGATGATAATAGTCAGTATCTATTCACCGAACATCTAATTGCAATGGGTGGTACAGAAAAATATATTGAACAATTATATATTGACGATGAACCAATCCTAAACGTACCAATTACGGCAGATGGTAAAGTTGAAAACTGGATGATTAAATCTAAATATCAGCCATACCTACAATTAGAAGTACGTTTTGGTGGTACATACAGTGGTTCTAAATCACTTCCATTACAGTATGGCGGATCTCGCTGGAATAATAATTTTAAAGGTAATGGTGTAGTTTCTATTTCTTGTGTAATTAAGAAAACTCAAGAAAGTTTAGAAGATAGTATCCTAATTAATGACAACTACGTACTGAAGACAGAAATGAAAGGTCTAATCATTCGTGATTTGGCAGACCTATCTATGAAATGTTCATCTAACCCACCTTCACAAATTTATGAAGTGCTAACTAATACCATTTGGGGTATGGGCTTAGATCCTGCATTAATTGATCTCGATAGCTTCCGTACAACAGCACAGTACTGTAAAGATATGGGATATTATAGTAATGGTAATATGTCATATAATGATACATATAAACAAACTATCGAAGCAATCATGCAATCATTTGGTGGTTATCTCTATATTCATGCAGGAAAAATACATTGTGGGGCCGAACGTAAATCACTTTCAGTATATACATTCAATGAAACAAATATTATTGGTGATGTAAAAATTACTTCAAGTGGGCTTTCCGAGTACTGCAACGTAATTGATGCGAAATATACCGCCGTGGGTAATAACTATGGCGAAGATGTAGTACGTTTCCCTTCAGATATTACAAACAATGCAGTTATTGCAACTGATGGTCGCGTAATTGCCAAATCACTAGATTTCGGATGGATTTATAGCAAAGAGCAATTAGCAACATTTGCCAACCGCGAATTACTTAAAATGCGTTACGGTACTAATACAGTAACTTTCACTACTTCCGAAGCATGGGATTTAAAAGTATTCGATTGTATTACTATTGTACTTGATGAACCAAATATCAATGATAAGTACAGAATCGTTTCTAAAGAAATTAGTACATCGCAAGATTCACTAGGTCTAATTACTATTACGGCAGCTACTACAAATGATGGCATATATGATGGTAAAGATCCGGGTGTATGGACACCAGATGGTAGTATTCTTAATGTACTTGGTGTTAAGCCACCTTCAAATCTACAGATTAATCGCTTAGGTAATATCACTAGTGGTAACGTAGTAGAAATGTCATGGACTGCTTCACCAGATCCATATTTGCGTGGTTATTATGTGTACTATCGTAAGACTGGTGCAACAAACTGGACAATGGCAGGGCAAGTTCCCGTAGGTCAAACTACATATCAGTTATACAGTTTAGATGCAAATCAAACTATGGACTTCCGGTGTCGCAGCTTATAACAATTTAGGTTTTGTTAGTACTAAAGTAACTGAAAACGGTTTAACCCCTGGGTATAACTTTGCATTACCTGCAATTACTGGTTTACGTCTAACTAATGCTACAGCAGGACTTTATGAAACAGATAGTGGTGATTTTAATATTGCATGGGATAACCAAAAGAATATTAATGTTAAAGGTCGTCCATTCAGTGAGTACTTTAAAAGATATATTGTTAATATATATGATGAAGATACTTTAGTAAAAACCTATTATACACAAAATGAATATTTCAATTATGCATTTGCAATTAATGAAACTAAGATTCGTAAACCTACTATTGGTGTAATTGCTCAAGGCTTTACCAGTGGTACATTCTCTGAAGAAGTTAAAATAACAGTTGAGAACAAGCAATGTCGTATGCCAGAAAACGTAGGTGCTACAGGTGGTTTTGGTAATATCTTCGTTTCATGGAAACAATCTACCGAACGTGATTATGCAGGTGCAGTTATTCAAGTATCAAGTGCTGTTAATAATCAAACTTTCATTTCTAATAAACCAGAATTTGATAGCTTTGCATTAGCTGATGGCGAATATCAAGTTAAAGTTGGTTTCTTTGATATTTTCGGTACTGATAATATTAATTACAGTCCAGAGTTTACTGTATCACTTAATAGTAAGTATGTGTTTACCGAAGAAGATGCAAATGAAATTAATAGTATTCTAGACCTAGATGATCGTCTAAGTAATACATTAACGAATGCAATTGATACAGCTAATAATAATGCCAATACTAAAATTGAAGCAGCAGAAGAACGTTTAGATGATAAGATTGCAGCTAGTGAAGTTACAATGAGTACTCAAATAGCTAATCTCGATCAATCACTATCACAGAAAATAACAGCAGTAGAAAGTACAGCAAATGGTAACAAAGCAAATATTACAACTCTTACACAGACAGTAGCAGATAATGACGCAGCACAAACTACGGCAATTAATCAGCTAAAATCTAGTACTGATAGTAGTTTTGCAAGCGTTAACCAACAGATGACTACACTTGCTACTAAATCTGAAGTAAATGCTCAATATAGTCTAAGTGTAAATGCTAACGGTACTGTAGCTGGGTTTAAATTAATTGCTGGTGGTACGAATAATAATTCAAGTATCTACTTCGCAGCGAATAAATTCGTAATTTCCGGCAGTGATACTGCGGCAGTGCGGTCGGTACAGCACCATTTACTATTGTTAACGGTACTACCTATATCAAGACTGCGATGATTCAGCAAGGTTCAATCCGGTACTGCATACATCTCTGATGCCGCAATTACAAACTTGAAGCTCGCCAACGGCAGTGTCAATACAATCAAGATTCAGGACCGGAACTATAACCACAGCGAAGATAGCCCAAACTATTAGTAGCACAAACTACGTAGCTAACAGTGCTGGGTGGATGATTGATAAGAATGGTAATACTCAGTTCAACAACTGTGTAGTACGTGGTACAGTTTATGCATCTGGTGGTTCATTTACTGGTGCCGTAACGGCAACCAGTGGTTCATTTAAAGGTACGGTAGAAGCCACCAGTTTCATCGGTGACGTTACGAATATGGGTATGGGTAAATCCTGGTCCTCATCTACGGCAGCTAATAACTGGACAGGTACACAAACTGTAACTTATAAGGATGCAGGATCACTAACCAACAAGAAATCGGTAGCAGTGTTTATATCTGGCTTTTGTTCTTTCCAATCATCTAACAGTGTGAAAATAGCAACTGTAAAGATGGTTTGTAATGGTCAAACAATCGAGCGTAACTACTATAACAGTACAAATACATCACTAGAGTTTTTTGATGTATTCGGATTCCAGAACGTAACAGCTAACAGTGTAGCATGTAAAATTACGGTATCATTAAGTAGTTTGCTAAGTAAGTTTGAAATACGTGCACCTATTATGTTAATTACTCGCGGTACTGGTACATTCTCAGTTTCCTAAATAATAAGGCGGTATATTTTTGCCGCATATTATTATAATAAATTAAATAAGGATGTGTGTATGGATCTGACATTAGTCGGTATATTCGCTACGTTGTTTACTTTTATGGTGCGTTATGCCGTAATTAAACGACGAGAAGCGGTACAGCTAGAAAGTCGTATCAAGCAGTTAGAAGTGAAGTTAGAAGCATTAGAAGCACGTACAGAAATGTTAGAAGATGATGTAAATGAGTTGATGAGAATTCATAATGAATTAACAGATATCAAGTCAGATTTAAAGCGTGTTCTAAATGTAGTATCAAAATAATAAAAAAGGGAAACCATTGTTGGCTTCCCTTTCTTTTTTATTTGTTTTTTAAATCTTTAATCATTGCATCTACACGATTAGGTGTCTGGCGATACCATAAACTATCTTTACACTGTTTAATCGCTTCAGAGTAATTCTTATCTTCAAGTGCTTTGAGCATCTTCTTAAACTTCTTAACGCCTGCTAATCCAAGTTGGAATACCATAATGATTAGAAATTCATTCCAATCAGACGGGAGATCAATCTTAAGTGATTTTACGCCTTTTTGTGCAATGGCAATATCTGCCTGTAATAACTTTTCAGCCTGTAGTTCATCAATACCATTGGGGAAAGATTCACCACTTTTGAGTAAGTGACCATAACCAATTGTGGGATAACCTAGATGGTCTTTGTATACGTGGAAACGACCATAGCGGAATGTACCAATATGTGATTGATACTTTAAACTACCTTCATAATCTTTTAGTTTTTGTTCTAATGTCATAATAAATACCTTTGAATGTTAATTAATTATAAGGATATTTATCATGAAAGAATGGCAATTTAATAACCCCGATACATGGGAAGAATCAGATGTAGTATCTGGTGATTATAATTCATTTGTATATATCATTCGTTTTGAAACAGGTGAGTCATATTTGCGGAATGAAAAATATATATAAGAATTTAAAAGATATTAAGAAAATCAAAAACAGTACTAAAGAAAGTGATTGGAGATCCTATACATCCTCATCTAAGACAGTAAATGATATGATTGATTGCGGTGTCGAGTATGAAAAATATATCTTATGGTGTTTTGAAACTACTAACGAAGCGGCAATAATCGAAAGTGCATTGATATATATTTTTGGACTTAAACCAGACAATTTAAACAAAGCGGTAATGAGTAAAACGAGACTACCTAAAGATGGGCGTAAACTATTCAAAACATTACAATACTTGATAGAGGAATTATCATGAAAAATAAAGTCAATTTTAAAGTTGAAAATATACAAGGTGCTAAAAAGTACATTAATGATGAAAGTAAGAACTACTACAATCAATTCCGTGATGAAGTATGGCAACGTATGAAACAGGCCGCTAAACAGATTCAGGATGAGATTAACACCAGTGCAGCAGGTGGTGTAGTACCATTTACTAATAACGCCTTTGTGACATTCTTTAAACGTACCAGTACTGGTATTAGTGTTACTATCCAGTTAAAAGATAATCGCCGTGATGCTGGTTATATGTATAGTGCATTAGTTAAAGATACTCCCTATGATGGATTCATCCCCACCAGTAACGCAAAGTTGACAAAGCAAGGTAACATTAGTGGATTCCGTGCAAATCTAAAAAGTGGTAAATATAAGGTAGTGGAAAGCGGCGGTGTGAAACGTGTAATTGATACTCGTAAAACGGGTAAAGTACATGATGAACGTGTTATTGCAACTAAAGAAATTAAAGATCGTAAGATTGTATATAACTTCTATAAAGAAGCCGATAAGAAACTATTTAATATTATTAATGACATTAAAGGATCATTTAATATAAGGAAAAACAAATGAACAATTATGAACAGCCACACTATGAAGAAGACAAAGTAGCACAAATTACACTTGGTGCCGATACCCCATTTTATAATAGCCTTCCATTTAATAGAAGTTATATTACTAATAAAATTATCAAGAAAGAAATTAAACAAAATAAAGATCTTCAATCATTTATGACCGTTGGATTTTTCGATGATAAGGGATATAAGACACAAGATACTACTACCTGGTCGTTAGGTTTGCTTACTATTGATGTAGTCGTAGTTAATAAGTGTAAGGCATTCATTAAAGGTAAAAATGTTTGGATTTATACTATTGGTTTTAAAGAATAAGGATGTGTATATGTTTAGTATGTTAAAAGTTGTGCTAGTACAAAGTCTTCAATACTTCATAACTAAAAAAATTGATGAAGCAACCGATAATAAAAAAGATAAGGATAAAAAAGATGAAAAAGATGATAGAGCTAACTAA